GATGAATTTGGTAATAAATTTTTTCCTACTGAAGGCGGAGCTAGGGCTTATAAAAAAGGTGAAGGGCAAGATGTTCCAGTTGAATTTTATACACACTCTATTGCACAACAGCCATTGGAAAAAAGAATGGAAATAGCAAGAGATGAAGATTGGAAGGCAGAAAATCCATGGGTTGCCAAAATTATAGAATATTTAAATAATCCAGAACTTTGGAAAGACCCATTTTATGGAGAAGATATACCAGAAAAAAAGATAGACTTTGATTCAAATCCAAGAATGAGGAAAATAAAATAATTGGCAAACCTTAATTTACATGGGGATGTATCAAGAAACGAGGAGGTATTACAATCTGCTTATAGTGACCTTATTACCTTTGGGAGATTATTCTCTCCACAGGATTACTTGGCTTCATCAACTCCAGCATTTCATCATGAGGTGGGTAGTCTCCTCCTTGATAAGCGAATACAGCAGTTGGCTCTGGTTCTTCCCCGTGACCATGCTAAGAGTACATTAGCAGCCACAGCAGTTCTTCATAGAATACTATTCGCAACAAAAGACACACCTGAATTTATCTGCTGGATTGGTGAGGCACAAGACCAAGCATGTGATAACTTAGCCTGGGTTATGCACCACTTATATGAGAATCCTGCTATCCATTATTACTTTGGGGACTTAGAAGGGAACAAATGGACTAAATCAGAGTTCACTACGTCTAATGGCTGTCGTATGATAGCTAAAGGGACTTCCCAGCGGTTAAGGGGTAAGAAACAACTCTCTACAAGGTATACAGGGATGATTCTTGATGACTTCGAATCTGAGCTTAACACTAAGACTCCAGAATCTCGTCAACAAATAAAGGATTGGGTAACTGCTGCGGTCTTCCCAGCTATCGATTTTGACAAAAATGGGTTCTTATGGTGTAATGGAACTATTGTGCATTATGATAGCTTTTTGAATGGAATTGTTCAAAGTAGTAGAGAGGCTAAGAATAATATGGAAGAGTTTAGCTGGAAGGTACTTACCTATAAAGCTATACTCGATAATGGAAAAACATTGTGGCCTTCACGTTGGCCAATAGAAAAACTTGAGGCACGTAAGCAATTTTTCATAGATAGTGGTACTCCTGCAAAGTTTTATCAGGAGTACATGAATCAAGCAAAATCTCCAGAAGACCAAATATTTACAGAAGAGGACATAAATGAAGGGCTTTACAAGGGTGTGGCGAAATTTGATGATGGTTGTGATTCGTGGTATATCTCGTTTGACGATGGTAGTAAAGAATACATCAATATTTATATCGGTGTCGACCCTGCTTCGACACTTGGTTTACGGAACGATTTTAGCGTCATTATGGTTATTGGTGTTACTTCTGAACATGATTATTACATTATTGAGTATTGGAGAGAAAGAGTGCTCCCGATGGACTGCGCAGATAAAATCTTCACAATCGTTGAAAAGTACAGACCTATACGAAGAATAAATATAGAAACGATAGCTTACCAGGAAATGCTTAGAGATTACGTGCAGAAGCGAAGTAAGAAGGAAGGTAAGTTTATGCCAGGTATTGAACAGGGAATAAAGAATTATGGCAATGTTAAAAAGAAGGACAGGTTATGGGAGGGTTTGCAGCCAATGTTTAAAGCTGGGGCTGTTCATATCAGAAAGAACATGCATGAACTTATCGGTGAACTCCTTGACTTTCCCAAAGGGTCACACGATGACTGTATTGATGCGTTTTGGCTTGCTTGCCAGTATGCTAAAGGAAATCCTAAAGCGGGTAAGGAAAAAAAGATTAAGAACAAAACAACAGGGGAGTGGGAAGCAAAAAGAAGGAAAATTTATAATTGGATAACAGGAGCAAGGGCGTAACTTGCATAATAACTAAAATATCAGTAAATTATATAGAATGATTCCAGAAGATAATAGAACGAAAGTAATAAAAGAGCGGTGGCGTAGATGGTATGATGCTCGTAAAAATTGGGATACACAGGCCAGAGAAGATATAGATTTCTATTTAGGCAATCAATTCACTGCTGAGGAGTCAAAAATATTGGCAGAGCGTAATCAGTCAAATACTCCAATAGATAGACTTTATTCTGCTATTGAACAGTTTAAGGCTATTATGACAGCTAAACCGCCTAAATTTTCTGCTGTTCCAAGGGAGGATTCTGATAACAAACTTGCAAATGTATGGAAAACAATATTAGAATACACATGGGATATATCTGATGGTGACGAAGTTTTTAAGCAAGTTGTTCATGATTATGCTGTTACTGGTCTTGGCTATTTCTATGCCTATATTGATAGAGAAGCTGATTATGGAAGGGGAGAGGTTAAATTTACCTATGTAGACCCATTTAGAATTGTAGTAGACCCAAATAGCAGGAATAAGTGGTTTGACGATTCTTCTGGTATGATGCTTTCTACCATACTCACAAAGGCACAACTTTTGAATCTGTATCCGCAACTTGGAGAAATTAGTGATGAAGAGTCTGGTAAGATGCTTATTGATGAAGTTGAGGGTGTTGATTATACAGATGGAGATTATCCCGATTCTACACAAAAATATAATAATAAGTCTTTTACCCCTGATATTACAAAAGATTATGACTATGGAGCTTCTCAGGAAAAGTATAGACTTATAGAAAGTTTTGAAAAAATAAAAGTTCCATACTATCGTGTAGTGGATATAAGAACTGGACAAGAAACAGTACTTGATGATGCTGCTTTAGAGAAATACTTACAAGACCCAGATATAGCAAAAGCATTTGAAGCTAAACTTGTAGACCTTGTACAGGTAGTGCAAACAAGGATTAAAGTAAGTTGTTGCGTAGGACAAGTTATGTTGTACGAGTCTGTACTTGATACGGATACTTACCCGATTATTCCAGTTCCGAATATATGGACTAACACTCCTTATCCCATGGGTGACGTTAGGAAGAATAAAGACTTCCAGCGGTTCTTGAACAAAACTATGTCTCTTATTGTTTCACATGCGCAGGCTTCTTCGGGGCTGAAACTTTTAGTACCACAAGGGTCTATACAGGATATAGAGGAACTTGAGAGAGATTGGGCAAATCCTAATGCTACTATTGAATACGATGCTAGTTTTGGAGAACCTCACTTCCCATCTCCACAACCGATGTCTAGTGCAATATTACAATTGCCTAAGATGATTGAGCATTATATAGACCTTAATATGGGTATATTTGAAATGCAGCAGGGAAACTCGGAAGTTGCACCTCGAACATCTTCTGCTACGATGATGCTTGAAGATTTTGGACAGAGGCGTAGTAAATCTAAACTTCGTGATATTGAGGCAAGTTTAAAGAGATTGGGAAAGGTTATATATGCCTTGTCTCGTTCTCATTATACTTATCAGAAAACATTTAGGATAGTTCAACCTAATAACGATATAGATGAATATACAGTAAATAAACGTCTTGTTGATGATAAGACTAAAGAATTACAATCTATTGAGAATGATATAACACTTAATAGTTTTGATATTCGTGTTATAGGTAATTCCACTATGCCATCTAATAAGTGGGGTGAATGGAATATTTATATGGAAGCATATCAAGCAGGACTTATTGATAAGGTTGAAGCATTGAAGAAAACAGATATATTCGATAAGCAGGGAGTTCTTCAAAGAACTGATGCTGTCGCAAAATTAGAACAACAACTCAAACAGGCAAGTGAGCAGATTAAAGGACTTAAAGGCGATTTACAAACTGCTCAAAGAGAATCTGTACATGACAAAAAGAGAGTTGAAATTGCAAAATTCCAAGGCAGGCTTAAAGAGAGCGAACTTGAATCTAAGAAAGGTTCTGAACTTGCAGTGGGTAAACTAACAAATGCGGTGAAACTGGAGAATGAGAAATTACGTTTACGTGGTCAGGCTCAAGAAAAGCTTCAGAAATCGCAAAATAAAGGAGAGTAATCTCATGGAAAATGACGCATATCAAAATGAAAATCAACAGGAATTTCCTGAAGGTCAACTCGTTGATGATAATGTAGGGCAAGATATAGGAGTCGAAAGTACCGAGAATCCGCAGGATGTGACTGAAGAGGAATCTTCTAGATACCATCAGTCAAGAGCGGATAAACTTAGTGCTGAAAACGAACAACTCAAGAAATATGAAAAAGTAGGTCAACTGTTGGAATCACGACCTGATTTAGTCCAGAATTTAATGGGACAACTTCAGAATAATAGTGGTCAACCAACTGAGCCTAAACATGTTGAAATGAGTCAGGACGAATTTGACCCCTGGGAAGCCTTTAATGACCCTAAATCTAAATCGTTTCAGTATAGAGAACAGCAAGATAATGAACGTATTGATGCACGTGTTGAAAAGCGGATGGGTGGACTTCAAAAACAAATGGGACAGGCTCAACTCCAAAACCAAGTCGTCAATGATGGCTTAGTTTCAAAAGAAGAGCTCCCTCAGTTTATGGATTTCGTCAATAAACATCCTGCTGAATACGGACTTCAAAATGTTGTAAAAATGTTTCGAGCTGTTAATGCTGATAATCCAGCTTCACAAGCACCTAATCCTTTAGACCAAATACGTCAGAATCAGCAAGCACCAATGCCTGCTGGTATCCTTTCTGGTGAACAGCCAAAAGTAAAATCTGAAACGGATGAGGTATGGGATAGTATTGTGAAAGCTGGTTCGAGAACAAGAGTACTTTAATAATAAAAGGAGAGTAGAATGGCTACTTATAATAGTGGGCAGGTAAACTTTGGAACTCCTGGTGCGGTTATTGATAGTACAGTTCACTCACGTAGACTGTATGATTTTAGCGATAGGGTCGCTGACTTATCCCCAGATGAATCTCCATTTTTTGTTTATTTGTCTAAAGTTGCAAAAGTGCCAACTTCAGACCCCCAATTCCGTTTTCTTGAAGATAGGACTAAGATGTCTGTTTTTGATAGAAGCTTTAATATTTCAACTAATCTAGCAGCAGTTAGTGCAGGTGCAGTTGTTACAGCTACTATCACGGCAGCTCAAGGTTGGCTCATCAAGGGAATGGTACTTTCTATAACATCTAATACTGGTAATAGTGGTGCTCCTAATCACGCAAATGCTGTGATTACTGCTATCAATTCGACAACATCAATTGATATCAAATGGCTCACTAACCCAGGTTCAGATGCCGACCCAGCTGCTTAT